AAAAATGTCTTAAAGCATTAAAGGAAGCTGGAAAAGATTTATGAAAAGAATAGTTAACTACTACTGCAATTATAAGGGCTGCACCCAAAGGATTAGTAACATGGGTTTTTAGTTTATAAGGTTATGTAATATATCAGTAAATACCGGATGCGCATTATCATTTTGATTTGGCCGGTGCATATCTTCCCAGTTGCTACGGGCTGCTTCTAAAAAATACTCCTCTAATTTTAAATCCCAATTGATATACCTTGTGGCTAAGAAGTTAGTTGATTGCCTGTAGATTTCCATCTTATCACCGTTAGCCTCACATTGATAAAATACTGTTACTTTAAATCTAAAGTCGTTTAATTGGGTTTGTGCATTAAAGAAGCCATCTGTACGTAGATACTCTTTTGGTATGGCTATTTCAAAGTTATGTGTTTGCAACATGGTTTTTTATTTTTAATTGTTAGGTAAATTATTTTTATATACATTAACAATAGGCTTCACTTTCTTTAATTCCTTAACTTCTTTTTCAAGTTTAGAAATACGTTTTAATTCGTCTGGGTTTTTACCTAAATGATACAAAACCTCGCCTGCTGACCCACCACCTTTTTTCGGGAGGGTTAGCGCATAATCGCGCATTGAAGTAGTAAACGGCTTATCGTTACCTAAAACTGTATCTTTAAAGTCGTCGTACTTATCTTCCATCGCGTCCAAGTGTTTATTCAATTCTGAATAATTTTTTTGAACGTGAGCTGCACTTTCTGCTTGTCTTTGTTTTTGCTCCTGCAAATCTCTTTGTTGAAGCGCTAACGTGACGGCTCGTTGAATTGGATCATCAGATTGTCCCGACTGATCAGCACTCATTTGAGGGTTTGATTGCAGTTGTGATTGCATCATTGCAATTTGTGATTGCATTGACTTCATTTCTCTCTCATGTTCTCGCGCTTGTCTTTTTAAGCGTTTTTGAACATAAAGAGGATCTTCATCACTCACTGTATTGTTAGATTTTCCGTCTAATGTGCCAGCATTGTTAATATTCGCTGATGCATTTTGTGGTTCACCTAACGATTCCATAACCTCATTTGTTTCTGGTGCATCACTAGTCATTTCTGAATCTGACATCTTCTTTACTCCACATCGGCATATTTGCCCCGCAATTTCGGCGTTTGCGTTCGCCCCGAGAAATTACTCGTATTTGTACATTCTATTGACAATAAATATGATTGTCTAGTCTATTATTGCGCATTATTACCATTATTCGGTGAATTATGCATCAAATCAATCAATACAGCACTGTGATCTAGTGCATGTTTATGCAGATCGACATTCCTATCTTTGTTATCAGAATGATGATCGGCAATAATCTTTAGAAGATCAGCGCTTAATTTTTGTTTTTGAACCGCTGTTTTGTCTTTGTCGTTTTGGATTTTAGCTAATAACTCGTAGGTATCGTTTTGTAGTCTTACTTGATCCATTTGATGTTGTTGCGCGTCCATTTTGAGCTGCTGTGCTTTTTGAGCAAGTTCGCCCTGTTTGATTTGCATATCTTGCGCTTGCATCTGCATTTGATGCTGCATCATCATTTGTTGTGGGTTTGGTTGAGGTGGTGGGGGTGGTTCACCGTTTTCTTTGGCGATAATATTAGGTGGCACGAGTGTTTTTAATCTTTCTACCATTTGAGGCATAAATTGCACGTCTAAATTCTTTGCCCAAAGATCAGCAATGAGCGGGAAGCTTTGAGGCGATGCAGCAATTGTTTGTTGTAAAAATTCTAATGCCACTTCTTTTTGAACCGCAAAGCTTGGGCCTGTATCTATTTCAACATCGTAATCGCCTTCATCTAATTTATTTTTAACCGAACCATCTTTTTGTATATGATTAAAAATAACTGATGATGTTTTGCCATCTGGTTTTGATACCATCATATGTCTTTCGTACTCACCGACAATATGAGGCAAAAGATCATTAACGATACGGCCTGATTGTTCTATTGCTTGATTAAGATTTGAGAAATAGACATAGCTAGACATTCCAGCTTCAAGTTTGCGTTCACGTCTTGCTTTGCCTGATACATCTCGACCCATTAATTCTTCTTGTTCACTAAAACCTAGAATTTGCTTTAAGTCTTGTACAGATTTTTGAGCATTGGTCATGATGCCTTGTGAGATGTCCCACCCTGGCAGTTTCTGCGGCATTTGCCCCGTTTTGGGATCAGGTGAGGCGTAGAGCATTCCAATTTGCACCTCTGGATTGCGCCAAATTTGTTCTTGGCCTTTGGTGTTATCTGGTGTGCCTATCCACTGCTCGCGTCGTCTGTTTTTAATTTCTGCTGCAATTTCTGAGTTAAAATAATTGATGCATTTTTGAGCATCTCGTGCCTCACGGATAAATGATTTTGTATATTGACGGCCTTCAATGTAGTAGCTGTCACCATCGACAAATGGGATTGGTAATTGTTTTGAAGGCCATTCGCTAAAATCAATAATGCAATCTCGAATCATCCGATAGTGCATAATTTTATAATCTTGTGTTTGACGCTTGCTAATCACATGCGGGATACCATCTTGGATAATCTGCGCGACAATTGAGCCTTGCACTATTGCTTGCTGTTGTTTGTATATTTTTTGTGCGTCGTTCCATTCGTCCTCACTCACTGTCATGCCGTTTGATAATTGTAATATGTTTTGTGGGAACCATTCTTTTACATATTGATCCTCGATGCAGATTGTATCGCGTGTCTGCCATTGAAAATCTAAGAGCATGTAAGGATCAACAAAAGATACAGGGTTAGTGATGTATGGGTAGGTGGCAAAAAACTCATCACGCGTCATGGTGAAGCTTCTAGCGCAATAATTACCATCACCTTTATGTGGTTTGATAGATGTTGGATCCCATGCACAGCGTGTTGCATCAGGGATCAAATCATATTTGACTATTTGATTAAAACTTTTAGGGTTTTCATAATCCAAAACGACTTGAAATGCGCCATAACCGAATGTGAGGGCTGATTTAAAAGCTGTTTGATAAACTAAATCATTTTGGGATTGATAGCAGATTGTGCGGATTAAGTCCCCGCGCAAATCTAGTTGCTCTTGATCACATTTGCCATTTAAAGACCTAACAATCAAATCAGGCTTATTGCGTCTTTGTTCGCCAACGACTTTTTTAATTGCATCATAAAGCATATTAAAAGTCATGGCAGGCTTGAACAATCTACTAAATTCGGAGCGTTCTACGGCCGTCCATTGATCACGCAATACGAAGTTGGCATCATCTTTGCCACGAGTAATATTTTCACCAAAATAAGAAGTCCAGGTGTTTAGATTTTTAGATGCGCGGGTTAAAACTTCATGCTCTTCAATCCCTGCATCGTTTAATCTTTGAATACGCCGATCTTCCATCTTTCCAAGTTCTTTTTCGGAAAAATATTTGTGATTAATATCATTATCTTCTCGTTGCATGATGATGCCCCTGGTGAAATTTCCACCATTTTACATCATTTATTGAACAGAAACAGGAGCAGTTTCACCAGTTAGAAGTGAATCTGACACATTTGTGCCCAAAACTGACCAATCTTGCGCGTCCATATCTTCAACTGAAAACAGGCAATTTCCAGCTGATAAGCTAGGCACACGTTGGATTTTCCATACTGCGGGTGCACCTGGCAACAAAGCGCAATAATCGCCTGTCTCATTCCAAAAATCTCTTTTCATGAATTTGCCAGCTTTTAAATGCTCGTATGCTTCTGTGAATGTCATATTATTTTCCTTATTTAAAAAGTTACAAAGAAGCTAGCGCGGGTAATTGATACACGCTAGCTTGTTTATATCCTCATCACTGGGTTGTAATAATCAATTTTTGGCCCGTGATCTTGTTTTGTTTCAGCAATTTGACCTGATGCAAAGTGCAAAAGAATATATTGGGCCGAATCGTGAATATGCGAGTATTTGTTTTTGTTTGGCTTGTCTTGATATCGTTCATCGCCTGTCACGCTCAAGCGTTTGTAGTGATAGCCATTAATAAAACCTTTACGCAAAATTGGGCATAAGTCGCGATTAAGCTGTAATGCTGGCTGTCCATCAATCATTGTATTTAAAAAATATCTGACTGCGCCAATGCGAACGATTGGATCGTTTGTATGCGAGCCATTTGTTTTAATGCCTAATGAATTTAGCTCACCTATGCAACTTAATTCTTCCATGATTCCATCACTGGTATTTCCGGCTGGATCGGCTTGCGATTCTCCAACTTTGTTATACGGAAAATCCACAGGCAACGAAGGCAATACAATATTTTGCGCGAATGTGCGTATGCCCATATCTTCGCTTGTATATTCTTTTAGGATTAAGATTCGCCCTCGGGATGTGACTTGAATAACAATACAAGCTGGAGTGAGGCCAAAATCCCAGCCAAGATGAATTGGTAAACCTTGTATCGCAGTTACATTATGAGCTGAATGAATATCATCGTTATATTCTGGATAAACGCGTTTGCCTGATTCAACGATTCCGTATTGGCCTGCGCAATAAACCTTTATAAAGCCTTCTGTGCGCTTTTCTGCGAGTTTAGGGTAATAGTCCGCACTGAGATTCTGCGCGTTGTCAGCGTCTTTATTTTGAAGATAATTGCCTGTTGAATCTTTGAGAAAAGAACCATCATCAGCAGTTAATAGTCCGCTGGGTTGATGGAATATTTTATAGTTTGGTGTTGGATTTGTTTCAAAATCTTTAAAAATCCAATGATCCGTATCTGGTGGGTTAGTATCGCAAATGATGCCCGACCAATACGCTTGATCACAAAATGATACAGATGGATAGCGATGATTAACGCGACCGATCAAATGATGCAGTACAGCTTGCGGAACTTCAGACAACTCATTTATATACGCACCTGTCGCTTCAATTGATTTTAATTTACGAATATCGTCATCACGATCTAATGCGATAAAAACTAGCTCTAACTCGATAATGCCGTTCCCATCATTAAAAGTATGTTCGTAAGTTAATAGCGGTTTCTGACGCTTCTTAATCACGCCTAACTCACCGAACCACTGTAGCCAAGTTTGTAAAGTTGTTGATTGCAACTCACCGCTTGTATTACGCACTATAAGCCATTTAGCGCGTCGTCTACCTGATGACCATATCGGCATACTACACGCATGTTCAACGATCTTATGCACGCACATTGTGCTTTTGCCTGATCCATATGGGCCGATAATCAATTTGACGAATGTCTCATCGATCGAGAATTTTTGAGCTGTGGAATTGGGAATATAAATGCGTTCTTTGTCTTGATTAAAGATCGTCGTTTGATGCGCATCTATTTTAATATGCTGCACATCTTGCCGAATCATTTGAGCTTTTAAATTGATTAAGTCTTGACGAATATTTGCGAGTGACATCTACAGCCTTATTTTTTCTTAAAGCCTTTTAATGTTTCCGCTAAACGAGCGCGTTGACCTTCTTTACCGCCTTTCTTCGCTGCCGCTTTTAATTTTTTCGCAGGGATTTTTTTATCGCCTTTAACGCCTAATTCTTTGCGTAATGCACCTGGCTTTTTGATAGCGCCAGCAATCCAATTTTTCTTTTTCTTCTCTGCCATTTCTATTCTTCCGTTTTTTTTGCTGCCATTTCGCGTTTTAATTTTTCCATATCGTCGGCTAATTCAACCACACTCACATTCATGCCGAAAAATTTCCAATATCTACGCTCTAAAAACCATTCAGCACCGCGATGGCCTTTTTCTGCATCTTTTATTTTGTCTAAACTTAACCCGATCGATTCTTGCTCAATATTTCGTAAGCGCTCTACCATGTCTGCTTGCACTGATTTTTTGTTAGCACTAATGTCGCACATGCCCTGCGTGACGAGATTATAAAATTGCGCTTCGCACATCCCGGCAGCTTCGATAGCTATTTTATTCGGTATTCCGCGTGCAATAGATTTTAAAATTTTTTCAATTTTTGATGGCGTCTCTTCTTGTAGTGCGCGGGGCTTTCTATCTGCACTCAATTTTGCCATTTTTATTTCCCCATTTGATTTGTACACATTATAACCACAAAAATAATAAAATCAAAATCTTTAATTTATTTGCATTTACCCCTTGTATTATCTCCCACGGGATAGTATTATGATCTCACTTAGCAAGACAAACCAAACGGAGAATAAAATGATCAAATTTACACAATCAAGCAGTTTTTTTGCAATATTCTTAATACTTTTTTTCGGCTTCTTTGCATCGCTTGTTGCCTCTATGTCTGCCCCAACTACAACTCTAGCAGTTGCGACATTTGCTGTAACATTTGGTGTGTTTATCTATTCAGCAACAAAAGTAGTAATGCAATACATAGTAGACAACAAATAATTAACAACAACAACAACAACAACAACAACAAACCAAAGGAAAACAAACCATGCAAAACCAACTCGAACAATGCGCAGAATTTTGTACACAACTCGATAGTCTAAAAGAAATTGAACAATATCTCTTTGATCTTCCACCATCTTTAAAAAACGGCAACATCAAAGAAGCACATGAGTTAATCAAATTAGCAATTGCGCGATTAGCTACAAGCAAATTAGACAATATTGATTATTTTTCAGACAAATAATTTAAAACCAAAAAGGAAAACAAAATGACACGCTCAACAGAAATGACTTTAGAACACGAAACACTTTTTAAACAAATCGTCGAATTAAGACGCGAGCTTTCATATTCAGAACAGAACGATTCGAGCTATTTTGATTTTTCACTCGACGTTATGAAATACACACTTCTAAAACTCGAAACAGAAAAACAAGCGCGCATTTTAATCAAAAAATTTAAAGGAGAATAAAAAAATGTTCGAAATATTTCTACTAATATGCGGTGCCCCACTCTGGGTTGTAATTTTAATTTACTTAAGCCGACACGGGGATTAAAAAGCATGCTTTCAGGAGACACCTAAAATGAATAAAAGAAAAATAGTACCCACAATTTTCCGGTGTCCTGTCTGTCGTACAAAAATTAGGTTAGATCGCTGGCCAAAAATGTGGATGACTTACTGTCTTTATTGTAAAAAGTACGGGATAGATTAAAAAACAATTACAGGGGAATAATATGGCATTATTTAGACGACACCTCGGTGTTTTGGCAGAAGGATTACTCACAACGGTTATCGTTGATGATATAGATCAACTGGCTGATAAACTCGAATGTGGACGGGGTGATTTAGAGATTAAACCTTACCCCTCTGCATCTAATAACTTTGATAAGCGGATCGGATGGTTTACGCACATCGTCATAAAAACAGAAAATAATCAAAAATACGTCACTGGATATTTAAGCGAGGCCATAAAAATGACAATCGATCTAAAACTAACAGTCCATGAATATGTAACAAACTTACACAATCAAATTAAAGAACAAGAATACATTTTACAACAACTTGAATTTGTACTCACAGAACAACTAAGAAATGTCAAAAAACTTTTGGAGAAAAAATAATGAAAATAGAAAAATTACCACCAATTTTCCGGGATGAAGCATCCCTTATACTTAAAAACAAAATCAATGAACTCATCGACGCACACAATAAAAGCATGCTTATTGATGACCAACAAATCTTACCGTGTCCTTTTTGCGGAAATATTCCCGGGTGGGAAAAAGCAAGCGGAAGAATGAAAAATTGTTTTTATCTTTCATGCGAGCATGACGATTGCGATACACAACCCTCGTCAAAAATTCTTCAGGATAAAGAAGAAGTGATTAAATCATGGAACACAAGGACCACAAAATGAACAACTTAGAATTTAATATACAAAAAAGAAACCCACCAAGGAAACAAGATACCATTTGTTATGCTACCTCAGAAAATTCTCATTACACAGAGATACAAATATACATTCTTAATAGATATCTAGCATGTTGGAAAAAATCAGCTTCTTGGCCTGCAATAATCAAAGACATTGCGAGCGAAAAATATAATTTATGCTCCCTAAATGAACGAAGTGGAAACTGGATGAAATTAGAAAATTTAATTTCAAAGATTTGAAAGGTTAAGACAACTACG